CGCGTTTACCAGAAAAGCCTATATTTTAGGTATGCCCATTCCGGGCAGGAGGAGAACAGATGGCTAAGGCGCGTTGGATTCGGACTGAGTGCGGTTGGGCTGGGCGGAAGGGGTTTATCATGCAGGCACCGAAAGGTTACTTCGTCTGCAAGTACACATACCAGAGCTATGATGGTAAGGTGTTTCTTCAATCCGACCTGATCTCTGACTTGAAGAAGAACGCTGACCAGGAGTAGGGATGATCGTTATTAAAGACGAGAACCTAAAAGCGTGGTTTGATCTGTGGTGCCGTCCTCGCGGTTTGAAACCAAGAAAGATCACCGGAGAGATGTTTGTCAAAAATCTACATGATATGTATGTCGAACATCGAGACCAAAAACCAGAGATTATCCAATGTCTTTTGAACGCAAACGGCCAAGTGATTCACAGTGATGGTTCCCCGGTCACGGCTAAAGAGGTTCTTTGGACCAGCGAAGATCGTCGCAAGATGATTCAACAAGAATCTGAAATTGCAACACTCAACTGGAAGAACGCCATTCTAACCCACCAAACACACGGAAAACAAGAGCGGAAGCGCCTGTATATTCGTATTATTGATGCGATTGGTGTTCTGTTCGGTAACAAGAAAGCCGTGGAATAGGGATGACTAACGAAGAAAAAGCACAAGCCCACCAAGCTTGGCTTGAGGCCCGCAAGCTCGGTGTCTCCGGGTCTGATATTGCATGCATCATGGGAGCCAACCCCTACAAGTCAGAGGATGACCTTCTCCTTGACAAGTTGGGGGTTGGCAAGCCCTTCACTGGTAATGCCGCGACTAGGGCTGGTCAGCGCCTAGAGCCAATGGTGGCGAACTGGTATGCCAAGCGGAACGAACAGATCATCATCAACGGGGCCTTCACCCGGTCAACAGAAGATCCTCGGTTCATAGGAACCCCTGACTTTTTGACAGCATTTGGGGGTATTGACACCAAGACGGGGGCACAGCATACCTACCGGGCCGGATGCCCCAAGTATTACGAACTCCAGGTCCGGTGGTATAACATGATCTGCGGCGGGGATCACTGGGACATCGTGGTTTGTATCGTCCCTAAAGATCGGTCTGAGATTCCTCTTCATGAATCGGATGAATTTTTATACCGATGGGTTGCCAATAGACCAGTCAAAGAATACCCATTTTTTAGAGATAAAAACATCGAAGAAAGCATGAAGATCGCCGCCAATAGGTTTTTGGATCGGTTAGATTCAATTAAAAGGGGTGGTTCGAGCATATGATAAACATAGATTCTATCCCATATGAAATCCCAATACCTGGAGCATGTTGTTATTATATAAACAAGGATGGTGAAGTATTCTCGACAAAGCACAAAGAAAAAAGAAAATTAAAAACAAGCATAAATCCAGTTTGTGGGTATGAATATGTTGCACTCCGCATTAATCTAAAGACGGTCCAAACAACCATCCATAGATTAATGGTTAAAAGTTTTTATGGCGATTTACGGGAAGGCGAAACTGTAAACCACATTGATTGCAACAAAACAAACAACAAAATTGAAAATTTAGAAATATTATCTCAGTACGAAAACATGCAACACGCCAAAAGGAATCGAAGATTCCGATCAGGCGAAAATAGCCCGTTCTCAAAAATAACTGAAAAAGATGTTCTGGATATATTGGAACACCACAAAAACGGTCTTACTGGTGTTCATATTTCTAGACTCTATAAAATATCAGAGAGTATGGTCAGTAAGATAATACTGGGCAAGAAGTGGAAGTATATTGCTAATCCATAGTGGGGTCAATGGGTTCAGAATCGTCCGGTTCGAGAATATCCGTTCTATCGGGATCTTCAGATTGAGAAAGACATGAAAGAGGCCGCGCTCCGGTTCCTAGATAGACTTGAGGCGCTAAGGAGCAAGCGGTGAATAAATAGACTAAGAAGAAACATACATTATTTTGTACATGAGATACCCATGCAGAACCTTCTAATTGGCTTGATGATTGGTGCCGCAGGAATGTTCGCCTTCTTTATGCGGTTCATCTACTCAGCCAACCGAATCAACCCTTTCAAATAATCTTGTCCAGGAGATAACCATGACCGGACCTGAAATTGCAAAAGCCATTCGTTATCTGGAACGCGCTAGGTCAGACGAAAAGATGAATCGCATGAAACAATACGATGAGGAAGTCTACTACCCCGCCTTGCGTGCATTGATCGGACAGTGCCCCCATGAACCCATGAACCACTGGCGCAGGAATGGGATTGGTTGGTCCTGGCTAGAGTGCAAATTTTGTGGACACACACTTGACAAAGGTTCGACTGAAGTTCATGGGGGCATTCTTGACTGATCTTGGCCAAAAACTACCACCCATTTCTGAAAGAGACTAGATGAATAGATCATCTGAAAGACTTATCGAATCTAGGAAGATCCTAGATTCCCATACAGCCTTGAGACTCCATTGATGGAGATGATGAAGTGAAGTTGATAAAAGGATAGGGAACCATGACCCTTGTAGAACATATCGGCCCCGCAACCCTCTACCTTGGGGATTGTCTGGAAGTCATGGCATCTATCCCGGACGGGAGTGTTGACCTGATCTTATGCGATCTGCCCTATGGGACTACCGCCTGTAAATGGGACACAGTGATTCCGTTTGAGCCGTTGTGGGCGCATTACAAGCGGGTGATAAAGCATAATGGGGCGATTGTGCTAACGGCAAGCCAGCCATTTACAAGTGCGCTGGTAATGAGCAATATTAAAGGCTTTAAGTATGAGTGGATATGGTTAAAATCGAAGCCAGTCGGTCATCTAAACGCCAAACATAGACCAATGTTAGCGCATGAAAGCGTTCTTGTGTTTTGTGACAAAAAAGAAAATTACTTTCCGCAAGGTCTGACAACAAGCAACAAGTTGGTTAAGCGCACTAATAATGGCGCTTATGGTGCGTGTTCAAAAGAAACCAGAATGACTCACACCGGCTTCCCGCGTTCCACAGATTTGTTTTTTAAGCATGACGAATCCACGGGGCACCCCACTCAAAAGCCTGTGGCACTGATGGAATACCTGATCAGGACCTATACCCGCGAGGGCGAGACGGTATTGGATAACTGCATGGGGAGTGGAACGACAGGGGTTGCCTGCACCAATACAGGGCACAAGTTCATTGGGATTGAATTAGATCCTGGCTACTTCGATATTGCCTATAAACGGGTTGAGAAGGCCGTATCTGATTCTAAACAGAATCTTTTTCTTCCGAGTCAGGAAGAGCCGGTAACTCAATCGGAGCAGCGTCTAGCATTTGAGTAGCTACGCTGCTCAATGCCGGATCAGCCTCAAGCATACGCCTGACACGCTCCCTGATCTGCTCGGGGGTCATGCTGGCGTATTCGTCCCTCTGCTCCACGATCTGTTTTTCCTGGAACCTCTTGTTCCCTCTAGCCGCAGCACGAAGAAGCACATCCACCTTGAGCTTATCAGCCTGGACATTCTCTCGGTCTGTATTGATCCCAATATCTAGTGCTTTTTCACCTAGTTTATGGGCTCGGATTTCCTCAGCACGGTCATAGTCCCGCAAGAACTCAGGGTGGTTATCAAACCAGGAATAGACCTCCTGCATGGTAGGCATACCGCGTTGCTCGCAAAGCTCGGGTAGGGAAGTCCCGGACGCTACAAGCGCATTGATGTAAACCATCATCTTCTGACGGTTGAGGATCTTTCCATCCACGATCCATTCCTGCTTGTAGTCCATCTTCCTCAACTCCTTCATCCTGCGGTTGTAAAGCTCTAGGCGCTCCTTAGCCTTCCGATCTCCAAACTGAGCAGCCAGACGAAGTTCGTAAGACTCCTTCAACTGCTTGGCAGATACCTTGAATCTGTAAGGCTTTTTATTCGCCATAGGCCCTAATCACTGTTTACTCCAGATCCCAGACGACTTGTCGCGGAACGCGGTTGAAATTGCAGCAGCCAGGTTATCCAGGATTCTTTCTCTCTCGTAGGGGGATTGGATCATAGTGAAGTAGTCATCATAGGACATGGTGACATAAACCCCCTCGTTCCCCTTCACGAAGAGGATAGTCCTGCCAGCTTTCCCGTCCCGAACATCCTGGATTCGGAACCCGTAGAAGTTATCCCCCTTGTTGAGAATCATCACACCCCCTTGTCGCGGTCCCGCATCGCAAGAGTCTCCTTGACCCAATACAGAGGAACACCCGGATGCCCGTCCTCATCCCGGTCACAAGGGATGGACTTTCGCAAGCACCGCTGGTAGATATTTTGTCGCGTTGACCCCAACTTGCGGGCCACCTCCGCAAAGGTAAGATGCGTAGACCAAAACTCATTAACCATATAAAACCCCTCTACCCGGATTATAGGTAAACCCGTAAACCTGTCAACCGCCCGAACTGTTCAAACCACACCCATGTTCATGATTCGTGAACAGTGAACGCCCCTACGGGGGAATAGCCCCTATGGGGGAACAACCCCGAATAGAGACCCAAAACATCAGACAAGCGCAAACGCAATACCAGCGCGGTTCTCCGTTCCCTAAGACTTGAAACTCGTAAACCCAAGTACAATTCTTCCCCGCGTCAGAATAACTTATTAACATAAGCCCCCCCCGTTGCTATCTGTACATCATCACTTATACTGCTATAATTATTATGTTACTCATATTTATACTCTACATAGACTTACGAGGTAGTCTCACCCCCGGTGTAGAGGAGACAACCTGCCTGAACACCATTATATTTTATTAGCGTAAATTGTGCTTATTCCACTATAAACCCCTGCTGGATGGGGTTTATGTAAACTGGATTGAGAAATTGGTTCGTGTACTGAACGGTGTGCTTTCTCCCCCCGCCGGCTGCTTCCGCTGGTCCCACCCTGGGGGGCCTTCCTGGGATCTCCGCAGACCTGATCGCATGGGCTTACCGCCGGGACGCAGCGCCTATGCGGTTTTAGGCTACCCTGTAGCATACGGATGCAGCATATATCAGCACCCAGCATAATACTTTATTATTATATTAAGGATCTGCGCGGGATTGAGGGGCAAGCTCGTGGTAGCTGCGGGCGGTTTGCGTGGCGAATTTCTGTATCTGACAATTCGTGTTTATTCGGGAATGGATGGAGAAGTGTGGGATTTTGCATCATCCGGGCATCATCCTGGACGAATGGCGGTTTAATTTGCATCATGGAACAGATCCCAACGGCCAGCCTTCAGCGCCTCGGTCTCTCCTTTATCTATTGTCTGTTGCGACTAGGCCCGCGATTTCGTTTGGCCGGTCCGTAGTCACTGACGCGATGCGTCAGTCTATCTATTAGGGTCGGTCAAGCTATATTCCGGCTTGGTAATAATAAAACATTAGACTTGCGCATTTTGCACTAGCAATTTGCAACATCGTGGCTTTTTGCATCGTTGGGATCTGGCTAGGTTCGGATGGGATAGCTAAGTTTTTCGGTGTCCCGCGATTTGGTATGGTCTGTGCATTCTTTATTCCGTGGCCAATGCCACTATCTCAGGAGTCTGACATGCGAAACCCGCAGACACGCGAACACTACGAGAACGAACTACTTTATATTGAATCAATCAACCCACGCAACCCTGGGCCTACCTTCAACGATGACCCGGAATGCTTCAAGCGTTACCGGGTCCTCCAATCCAAGCTTGCATTGGCCGATGGATTCGAGGCATTGAGTGCCGCCATTCTCTCTGTTGAGGTATGATATGGAAACCTTAATTATACTCAAAACATGGAATTATTCCGGCGTCACCGGCTACTCCGAACATATCGGCCCTACTTCAGCGTGCGAAACACTGGTAAAAAATGCGATGAAAGAACCTGGTGTCTATACTGCCCGCGCCACGTCCTATGCTTTCGGCGCTGGTAAGGTCATAAATGCCTTCCAGACTGGCATCAAACCTTTCGACACGGGTTGGAGGTACTAGCTGGCCCGCAACTTGCACCGACCAACCTGGGCGCAATGCCCAAAGGAGGAAAACATGGCAAAGTTCAACGGACATAAGAACTGGAATCATTGGAACGTCAGCCTTTGGATCGGGAACGATGAGGTGCTGTACAGGTTGGCCAAAGACTGCATTCGCCGCGCTGGAACCAAGCCGGAAGCCGCTAGTATGCTCCTGCCGCTGCTGGGCGCAAAGACGCCAGATGGTGCGCCCTATTCCTTCTCTTCTGTTCTGGCTGCACTGAGGGGGCTGTAATGACAAAGAAAGAAGCAATCCGACGATACGAGCAGGCCAACAGACTCGCTCGGCTGGGTTTCACCGAAGCCGAAGCCGAAACACTCCGGCGTATCAGCATGGCCCTTTCACGCTGGGCCGAGGCAGAATGCAACGGTGAGGTTGAAGTGGACGATGATGGCAAGGCGTTCCGCGTCCACCAAGGGCATGCTCCAACCTGGAAAGTTTCCCGCTGGCCCATCCCGAACCGCGAAGTTGGGGCCACCCGGCGATTGGGGAAGATGATGCAGGGCCATCCTGGCTTCGATTTCTATCACCAGACGGACCCTCGTGGTGCTGCCCTGTATATCTACCGGCCCGATGATCTGGAGCCTGGGCAGTCCGTAGACTCTATTTATTCGTCCATCGGGATCTGCGTCTACTGACTCAGCAACGGAGAGGGGCTTCGGCCCTTGTCCCCTGCTGATGCAGGTATCTGGAGGCTGCTTTATGCTTAGGACTCGATTGATCCTTTGGCCTGTGTTGGCCGCGCTGTTCCTCTTGCTTCTGTCCTATCTACCCGATGCTCTGGAGGCTGTGAGGGATTGTCTCTAGCCCGCGCCCGTCCCCGTCTCGTCTCGCCACGCTCAACTCGCCGGTATCCGGTCGCCGGTATCCGGCCACGAAAGGAACATGATGCCCTTCACGCAACCTCTGACCCGATTGAAGAAAATGTATGTCCCGCAGACCTGCGACTACTGCCGGTCTACTGCGGTTGTCTTTCTTTCAAAGAACGGCGAGATCACCGACGCATTCTGTGAACATCACGCCGCAGAATACTATACACCCGTTGGGAATGTCGAAAGCATGGAAGATTAACACGAAAGGAACACAATGCACAAGCCGTTCTATTCTATCCTTTGCTATGAATACGATGCACCAGGTTTCAACGCAATCATTCATTGTTCAAGCCGCCGCAAGGCTTCCCGCGCCTTTGGGCAGCTCCGGTCAAAGTTCCCCGGTTCTATCGTCACACTGAACCGCATGGAATACTTCGGGGGCTTCTGGGTCACAACCACTCGCCACGAGAAGGGCTGAAAGCTGGCACGAAATACGCAACTAGAGGCTTGCACAATACCCAAAGGAGACGCGATGCGCTCAAAAATCCCCACAATACCCGATGACATCCGCCTTGTGCTGGTTAGGGGCCTGCCCGGTTCTGGCAAGACCACACTTGCCCGCGCCTTGTGCGGACCCCCACGATGTCCACCTGGAGGCCGACCAGTACTTCATGGGGGCCGATGGGAGCTACCACTTCGACGCCCGCAACCTGGCGCTCGCCCATGTGTGGTGCCAGCGGGAGGCATCCAAGGCACTCCTGAGCGGTGATCGCGTTATCGTTTCTAACACCTTCACTCAGCTCTGGGAAATGTCTAATTATCTCCATTGTGTCAACTCATATGAGGCTATGGTTATCGTTGCTTCAGGCGAGTTCCCTAATATCCACGCCGTTCCCGATACCACCATCGCCAAGATGCGTGCCAGGTGGGAAAGCTTCCCCGACGAAACCATCTACCGCCCCAATTAACCGGGCATAATGCCCAAAGGAGAAAACCATGCTAAACCTCGAAACGATCTGTCGAATGCTCGAAGGCTCCATGCCTGATGCTAAGGTCTGGGCAGAATCAGGCTACATTTTCATTGAGCAGGACGGGGAGACCTGCCGCCTGTCTCTTGACCGGGTGAGAAAATGAGGCCCCCGCGGATTGATACCGAACGCCTCCAGGCCATGCTTGACTTCGCCAATGAGAAGGCGCGGGCCGCAGACCAAACCCATCGCCTAGAATTGAGGGCAGAGGTAGAGGAGTTGCAAAATGCAACGCGAATTAGCATCCTCCGGGCATGGGGCGGAGATTATGCTGGTCTGTGACCCACGCCGAATCGTCTCGAATGTGGACAGGATGGCATACGACCACCTGGTCGCCGCTGGGATCATCCACCCTAACAAGGCGGGACGCCCCAAGGTTCAAAAGAAACTCCCCAAGGCGCGGATTGGCTGGAAGAAGCTAGGCCCCATGCGAAAGGGCGGCTGCCAGCAATGCGGGGACGCCCCTAGCCAAGTCCCGGTTGGGCTTCCCAAGTCTGAAGATCCATCTCTCTGCGATAGGTGCTTCGCCGTCCTGGCTAACTCCAGGCGGTACTGGATCGCCTCCGAAGATTTCCCGTGTGCGGGATAAAAAATCCCTTGCTCCCGGTTTACGCCGGACCAATAATCTAACCAGCCCATGATGGCGAAGGAGACACTGATGCCATACCTGACTGAAGAAGAATATGCGGCCAAAGCCGGGGAGATGTGTCCCGCTTGCGGCGGGGCCGATGTAGTGGCCGTTGGGGGCATTGAGACAGACGGTAAGACAGCTTGGCGGCCCGCCGATTGTGAAGACTGTGGGGCTACCTGGTACGACCGCTGGTCCCTAACCGGATATTCCGATCTATACACCAAGTAACCTAACCAGCCCATGAGGGCGAAGGAGCAAACCATGCGAATCGAGAGATCGCCACTCAGTTCCACATTGTTCAAAGGCCCGGTCAACCCCGGCCTTGAATACTGGATCGACGCGAATGGCTACAATGTCCAGATCGGCTTCCACGATGGATCTGGCTTGCATTGCCACATCTTCTTCAACGACCTCCCTCGGTTGCTGAACTTTTACCGGGATCTAGGCGAAGCTATTGATTTTGTTCAGCCCGGAGTCATTAACCCCCTGCCCGATGGAGATCCTGGGGAAGTGGACGCGATGAAGGTCATCTTCGAGGCCGACCAGATCAAGAAGGGGGTGGCCGTATGAAACCGACCCGAGGGTATGCCCCCATCATCATCGCCCAAGCCCTTGAGTTGGGGATTCTGTGCCGCCCCATGCACTCGTCAAGGGTAGGGGTTGGGGAGGCGCTAGAGGTCACTAAGGACTCCTTCGGGTTGGTGAGCGGGTATGAAACGGTTGTTTTCCATCCTACCCCGGAGGAACTGACCCAGACATGGGAACTCACAACCCGCGACTTGGTGCGCTCGGAATGGCAGCAGTCTTGTGAAGAACCGTTTTAGGGGGTTCACGATGTTGATGGTAGGCAAGTGGAGGATGAATAGATGTTGTTCCTTCCGCTACACCAAAGAGGGAGGCCGCTCTGATATAGAGGAGGGCACCTTTGGGGCTGTGGCCCCGCTTATCTGCGATCGCTGCGGCCCGGTTTGGGGGAAACTCGAATGCGTTTGCACCTACCGGGGCCGTGGGTTTGAGAGCTTCTGGGGTCCGGAGCCTGACGAATACGAGGACTTCTGCCCGTCCTGTGGACGATCCGAGTGCTGCGGGGAGAACGAAGAACCGCAACTTGCCTTCAAGGTCGTCAACCGCTATACCCAATCAATCCGCCGGGTGAACCAATGAATTGCTGGGTAGTTGCACTTATCTGGCCCCTTACCTGTTCTCTAGGCTTTGTTATTTGGCCCCTTTACCGCGAACCCAAGAGGTATGAATGAGACTGCTTTCCAAGATTTTGTCTATCCTGCTTTTCTTTTGGGTGGCTGGGGTATTGCTTCTAGCCATCTTTCACAGATTTTTTATCTAACAGAGGACGGTGAGTTATGAGCAAAATGGGAGAACTGGCCCTAGAACTGCAAGAGAAGGAAATGGAAGAGGCGTGGGAGGAATATGAACGGATGAAAGACTACCAAGAGGCATCAATGAACCAGAAAGAAGCATATGAATTCCTACGCGCTCATGCTGACTGGCTGAAAGAGAACTGGGGGATGACCCCTGAAGGTCGCGCCTACCAGATCAGGTTCAACGAAGCTCTGGCGGCCATCATACCGGGCTAAATATGTCCATCTGGAGGAACCATGACGATCCACCCCGCAAAGACACCGATGGAAGGCGGGTTCAGCCTGGAGAAGTTTATGCCGAACACGGACCACGAAATGGCCCAGGTCTTAGATGATGTCCTCGACGCACTGGAAAAGGAGCGAAAGCTGAAAGGCTGGATTCCCTGCGCTGATCGCCTCCCCGAGAAGGATCAGGAAGTGCTGATCTACCTGGATGAGAACGAAGGCGGTATGCTCGAACTTGGATATACCAGTCTAATCACCATCGCCATCTACACCGGGGAAGGTGATGAGTGGTCTCGTGATTGGGAAGCCGATGCCAATGCGCCCATCGAGGACGGTTGCCAGCCGACCCACTGGATGCCACTCCCTGAACCCCCGACCGTCTAACAAATGTCCATCTGGAGGAACAATGAACGAGAAGCCAGCCAATGCCTACTGCTTCTGGTGCGGCAGATACTTCAAGTTTCTAATGCCCCACAACAAATTGAAGGAACGGGTTTGCCCGGTTTGCGACGAAGACCCGGACTACCAGGACCATGTTCACCGGAACCTTCGCGCCGCTAACCGCGAGGCCAGAATGGCCGCCAAGGGCCATAAAGCCCCCCAGGTGGCCTGCAATGCCGATTGACTACCTCTGCACCAAGGGACGCGCCAAGGTCCGTGTCCTGGCTTACAGGCCCACCAATGAGCCGTTACCGGATGACTTCTTGCGGGTAGTGATCCAGGCGATGGAGCCGAGTGGCCCGATTGCCGAAGATCCGTTGCATGTAGAAAATTGCCACGAATTGAACCTAGCCCGCGAGTTGCACCTGATGAGAAATGAAGGCTGGGAAATTGTGGCGAACAAGGACATGGTGAAGTAAACTGCAAGCAGTTCCGGCGCTGAAGCGCCAAACTAATAGAGCCCATGATGGGCAAGGAGGAACAAATGGAACCAGATTACTCAACAGGCCCATCCTGGCAGTTCATCGCCAGCCCGCCTAACTGGTGGGCAATCTACAAGAACGACAAGGGACAGAAGATTGCCCTCCCAATCGTTGCCTGGAGGATGATTGCCGACAACCGCGACTCCGAAGACATAGCGAATAGCCCGGATCGCCAATACCCCTACGGGGAGCCGATGATTATGGGCGGGGACGGGCTGCTGGAGTCCTGCTTCCAAGAGGGCAATCTGATCCCAGGCAACACGCGGGGTTTCCGCTATGACTTCCGGGATGGCTGGATGTTTGCCTACGCTGATTTCATCCCCAAGATAAAGGGGATTCTCCGCAAGCCCGAAGGGGATTGCATCTACTGGGAGGTTTTGTGAAGCTGTTTGATCTTGGACCCCTGTTTGAGCAGGTGAAAGACGATCTTGAGAATGGCCGGGAACCCGATCCTGCGGTTGTGGCCCTAATCGTCGAGGAAGGCCCCAAGGCGGTTGATGACTGGTTCCTGATGATCGAGGAGGTTGAGGGCGGCATCAACACGCTCAAGGCCCATCTGGACGCGATCAAGGGGCGTCTGGAAGCCCGCAAGCAGACGAAGGAACGGATGGAAGGCGTGATCCTGGACATCATGAAGCGCCACTTCCCCAAGCTGGACAAGGCCGGGAATGTGACGGGGTACGGGATCAAGACCGCGCTGGGGACCTACTGGGTCAGGACTACCACCCGTTACGAGTTCTCTGGCATGGACCCCGTAAAGAACCCCCTGTTCTTCAAGTTCCCCGAACCCGAGTTCAAGAAGTCTGAGGCAATCCGGGTTTACAAGGAGGGCGTTCTGCCCGATAATGTAAGTGTCGTGGAAAGCATCACGGAAAGCGTAGGTATTCGGAGATAACCAACCGCGCCTAGCGGATCTAGGCGGAACAACCAACACAAAGGAAGTGTTTATGAGCTTTTTCACCCCCAAGGTACACGAGGACAAGGTTTTTGAACTTGTTCCCGAGGGCAAACACGCCGCAATCGTCAAGTATGTGGTTGACTGCGGCCATCACCGGGACAAGGACATGCAGGGCAAGGAGGTTGTCAAACACCTTGTCTTTGTCGGGTTCCAGTTCCCCGAAGTTCTGAACAGCGAGGGCGAACCCCATTGGAAAGGCGACTTCTGGACCGTCACGGATTTCAAGTCCGGAAAGGGTTGGCTGTTCCACGAACGGAGCAAGTTCAACGCCTACTTGCGGTCCTGGACGAACGAGGATGCCAAGAAGGTGCAGTGGGTCTCGTTCCTGGAGGATCTGGTGGCCCGGAACCACCCGGCCTATGTGACGATTGAACACAACCCCAGCAAGGACGGGACCAAGACTTACAGCAACATCCTATCTGTGAAGCCCTACACCGGGAAGAAGGAGGTCAAGATGGTCGGACCCCTCGTCACTTGGGGCTTCGGTGATGATGGCTTTGACGAACTCCCGAGCAACATCAAACGGAAGATCGAAGCCTCCATCGAAAAGACCGAGAAGGCTGGTGCCGAAATTGACGATTCCGGGATTCCCTTCTGACGCTACAAACCACGGGCGGGGGTCTCCGGGCTCCCGCCCCTTTTTTTATGGAGCAAAAATGGTTTTTCTTCGGTTCCTTTGGATGGTTATCTCGTACCTGCTGGTTGAGGTATTTATCTTCCTCCCCCTCTACCTGCTGGGGTTGCTAGCCTTCCCCGTTGCCTACCGCTTCGCTTCGTTAAAAGGCGAGGACTCTTTTATTAACAAAAACCAGCGCATCATCTCCTTTAGGAACCCCGTTCTCAATGAATGGCTGGGGAACCGCGAGGACGGATTGTGGCCCGAATGGTGGGCAAAGGAGCGGGGCGGATCTCCCTACAGTTGGTTCATCCGCAACCCCGTAACCAATATGCGGTTCTGGCCTATCATCTCCACACTGCCAAATCCAGAAAAGACTGGCTTTGTTGGGACACTGGACCACATTCCCGATTCGGCGGCTGAAACGGGATGGTTCTTCTGTTGGGAAGGGCTATACGCTGGTTTCCTCTACCAGGGGAAGCGGTTTGGATGCTGGTTCGGTTGGAAAACGAATCCCCGCGACAGGAAGCCTGATGCGCCAAGGTGTTACCGTTACTACGGGCTGGGGACGGCCTGCCAGATATGGAGGTCTTAATGGCTGAACCAAGCCAGCAGGTTGTCACACTTCTCCCCATTGACCTTATCGCCAGCCTAGACGCCCTGGCCCGCGAGTACAAAAGCTACAGGTCTGCCCTAATCAGGGAAGCCTGCCAAGCCTATGTGGATAAGGCTAAGGGAGCCAGGAGGGACGATGACAATGGATGAAATGGGAGCATGGCTGCCGATTGAGACAGCCCCGCGAGACGGAACGGAGGTTCTGGTATTGCAGGACTATGCGGGCGTGGCCATAGTGCGTCCCGCGTGGTATGGGAGCCGCAAGGGAAGCGAGGACACCATGCAGCACCTTGACTGGGACAGCCTGGGAGAGTGGGAGGGCTGGTGGTCCTACACCAGCAACGGCGTGGACCAGGAAAAGCTGGAGGAGCATCAACTTCCGACGCACTGGTATCCCATGTCTGCCCCGTCTAGCGCCCAACTTTAGATTAGGCACGCCCATCCATGACCTAAAAGGGAAGGGAGCCCGTAAGCTCCCTTGACTCCCAATAACTTTTGTTGTATGCTTACTCCAGTCGCGAGCCGGGCGGGTTGCATGAACAGGAGCAATTCTCATGGTGGTCCAAAATGGATACTTTGTCAATCCTGAAAAGGCTTGTGGATCGTCACGGACCCGCAGAAACGGCCAGGTTGATTGGCGTCACTTACCAATCGGTTTGGCGATGGATGACCGGGAAGGCCGCGATTCGCGGAGGGTCGGCCAAACTGATCCGTCTTGCTGGAGGGGCTGATGAGCAGGGCAAGGTGTTGGAACCTTAGATTCAATCTGGACATATTCAACTCTGCCTTCACCTACCTTGACACAAGGGTAAAGACGGTTTAAATTATTCTTGAGCCAGATCATCCCTGCGCTCCTTCACAACCCCTTCAACAAACCTCCCTCCGGTGCCTGCGTAGCAGGGGATGACGCCGGGGGGAGACCTATTATCCCGGAGGCCGCATGGCTTGGGTGGACCAAACAATGAACTACTGCTCCCTCGATGCAAGGTTTGCAGAAGGTGGGGTATCCATGGAAGATTTTGGGCACGGAGAGCCCGGTCACACGATTGTTATCGAGCCGTTGACACAGGAAGATGCCCATTCCTACGCATTTATACTCAGGAAGTGTGCGCAGCATCTCGAAAGAGTTGGGCGAGGTTTGCCAGAAGCGGGGTCAGTGAATGGATGAGCTTATGACCCAGTTCAGGGCTATCCCGATTGATTGGATATTGTCCCGCGAGAAATATCACCACTTTCTGGTATGGGTAGCGGCTAAGGCTACCTTCAGTGGGTGGGGGCGGTGCGACTCCCTTCAGGTGACCTTTACCGAACGGGAGGCCGCATCCGAGTTTGGCGTGTCGCAATCCACCGTTTCAAGGTGGACCGCCAAGGCAAAACTGGATGGGTTCCTGCTGCCCACCAACCAATCCATCAGGGAACAGGGCAAAGGGGAGGTCTACAACCTCGGTGGTCTAATGCTGAACACCGTAAAAACACCGGATCAAGGCCGGATCAAGGATGGATCAAGGACGGCCCACGCAGATGTATGCGAACAAACGGCTTACCAGCCACAACGGATAGGCGACGGACAAAGCGCGGACAAAGAGCGGATCGTTAATAGGAGTACACCAGATACACCAGATACACCAACTTCAAAAGAATCCTCGCCCTCGCGGGCTCGGTTGTCTCGTGAAAGGAAACTGTCCATGTTGGACGGATACCCGGAGGGTGCGTTGGCCGTTGTAAGGACTCTTTTACCCATATGGCCGGAAGAATCACCGGATGGCAGAAAGATTATCTTCGACCCCCATGCTGCCTCGGCCCGTGTTACCGAGATCCTTGCAGCCAATCCATCCATCCAGCCCCAACTGCTCATTGACGCTGGCAACCGCTACTTGCGGACCATGCGGGAAACAGGTAGCGAGAAGTTCATTTCCGCCCTACACTTCTTCTTCGGACCCGGTAAGGGGAAAACGATGCCCAAATGGGAAGAACAGATCCGGGCCGTGAAGCACGATCAGTCATTAGAACAGAATGAACCGGCCCCTACGGGCCAAGAACCCGCCCTTACGGGCCAAGGAGAATAAACCATGACCTTTCCGCCCCCACACCCATCCAAGGAGCCAACCATGGCACTTTTCCGCAAGAAGCCCGTTGTCATCGAAGCCATTACCTTCAGCGAACTCGTTGAATATGGCAGATCCCATGCCACGAACATCGTGAACGGGATGCCCTGGTCATTCGACTACAAGGGGCACCCCATCATCCACGAAAATGATAGATGCTACCTCATCCCAACGCTGGAGGGTACACACAACATGACCCCTGCCGACATGCTCATCACTGGTGTTAAGGGCGAAATCTACCCCTGCAAAATCGACATCTTCACCGCCACCTACGAACCCGCTTGATCTTGTCCAGGAGAACCTCATGACCTATTGGTTGATTGACCCCTACCACGATAGCGACGAAGCCGACCAAGCCATGCTCCCCGCCGAAACGGACGAGGACCACAATGCCGCCCTGGAATACGCAATGGAACGGCTTGAAAGCCTCTGGGATGCCGCCCAGAACGATAAGCCCTTCACCGTGACCATGACGCTCTGCTCCGGTCCCATGCCTGCCAAACGCTGATGTCCAGGAGCCTTATGAGCCTCGCTGACGAAACCAAAGAAGCCACAGCCCAGCCTCAGAACGAGGATCGGTTCAGGTTCGACCTCCACTCGTTCAACCTGCACTTCCCCTGCGTGGTCTGCATCCATCGGGCAAAGCCCATCAATGCCGCCTGCACGGGCTGTCGCTTCTATTTCAACTAATCTTGTCCAGGGGCCGGCATGACCTTCAACGAAATCATCACTATGGTTGGTCGAAAGCATGGGCAGACCTATGGTCAGATCGCCCGGTTCCTTGGCGTATTCCGCCAACGAGTCCACCAGATTTGGAAGTCCCTGAAACCGTAACTGTTCATCTGGAGGGACTATGGTCCGCAGATTCGGCCCACCCCCTGAAGGATATATCGCATGGCATGACTGGGCAGAGGCCCAGACCAAGGCCGGGAACAAACAGAAGAAGTGCCCCGTGTGTAATCTCTGGTTCTTCCCATCCGAAAAGCACGACGAAGAAAACTGCTCTCAACTCCACGAACCAAAGAAACCGCAACACCCATCTGGAGGAACCATGCGCGAAATCTTTCTGCTCCGTCTCCGTGATGCAATCGCCGAAAAGGAATGGGTCACAGCCCAGGCGAACAAAGAACTTGCACAAGGCGGTTGGCGGTGTGACTGGGCCATCTACATGAACCAGGCCCAGGCACAGATTGACCACTTTACAGAATGCCTTCTCAACACTTGATCTTGGCCGCCTGGAGGGACCATGCTCTGCGCCCGCTGTAACGATGAACTAGATCCCGGCGATCACAACTGCTGCGAGGCGTGTGACCTACAGGATCAACTCCGCGCCCGTATCGCGGGACTGGATAAGGGCAACAACGAGCTTGGGGCGCTTGCCAACCGCTATCACTTGGAATTGACCCGCTACCGGAATGCACTGGAACGGATTACCCTAACTGAACCCATCGGAGAAGTGGCCTATCGGATTGCCCGCGAAGCACTCAACCCAACAGGTGACGAACTCTTGAGGGAGAACGGAAGGACCAACCAGGCTACCCGAGAGGCAGAGGATAGATGTGTAAATGCCATTCTAAGCAGCAACCAGTTCTTTCTTGGGGGTATCGAACCCGAAATGCGGGAAGCCGTTGTGCGCCGTGCCCTAAACCTGTAACTGGAGGAACCATGCACAAACTGATTGACATAAAGGTGACATCAACATGGGATTGCAACACAGACGCTCGAATCATCCGTCTCATGGTTACAACTGCCGATGAGAGCGATATAAAGGTTCTCGACGGCAACCTCGAGGTCCAGGCGGAAGCCATAAAGGCACAATTCGTTCCCGTTAAGATGCTAGATGGGGTTGATAGAGTGGCCCAGGCGCTCCGTGCCCTTGCGGACCATATCAACCCAGTCGGTGACAAATTGTCACCGTCTGAAGAAACCCCGAAGGAGGATAAGTGAAAGGGGACGATAACCTTTGGGGGGGGACCGAGTTTGACCATGCCCCGGCCAAGAAAACCCGCAAGCCCAAGGCCCAAAGATGGATTCCCGACCGTCTGCCCGAGGACATTGAGGCCGAGGCGTCCTTCATCGCCACTGCCGGTGCCTCGTATTCCGGTAAACCAGAGCTTGAAGCCTGCCTAACCCTTGCACCTGATGACTTTGTTCACCCGGTCTACAAGAACTTGTTTATTGCGATCCGCAACTTGCAGTCCAAGGGCTTAGAGATTAACTCCCTGACCATCAAGGACGAATCCGAGAAAATGGGGGTTTTGGATAAGGTGGGGGGGTTCACGGGGATTGTCGAGGTTCTGGCCCACGATGATGTGTCGAACCTAATGGTTCTGGCTGACATCATCCGGGAGAAGTCCAAGCTCCGAAAACTGATCCATGTTGGGGCTAAAATCGTCGCCGATGCTTCCGGGCTAGGGGACTACCACGAAATCATTTCCGGGGCTTCTGAGGCCATTACACGCCTCGCAACGGACCATCCTGGGAGCCAGATCATCACCGATATGACGGACCTGCTGGATGACCTCGCGGACGGAAGGCAAATCACAACCGAAAACGGTGGGAGGGCGATGAGTTGGGGGGACGATACCCTAGACCGGATCTGCCCCATCCCGCGAGGGGAACCAACCCTTGTCACCGCTAGGCCCAATGTGGGTAAGTCTGCCATGGCAATCCAGATCCTCGTGGCCACCATCGAGCGGGGGCTGGGAACCCCCCTGTTCCTTAGCCTGGAGATGGGCCGGGACAAGGTGAAGGCCCGCCTTGCCGCTCACCTGGCCGAAGTCAACTCGCGGGTGTTCCGGGACGGGCAGTACGATGGCGGCATGATTGAACGGATCATTGACCGGAAGCGGGTTCTCTCTGCCATGAAAACCATGTTCCCCAAGCAGCAGTGCAGGGTTGAGGAGATCGAGGCGCTTGTCCAACACGCGGTTGATGTGCATGGGATTACCTGTGTGGTGCTGGATCAGTTCTCGCATGTAGCCGCCCCGAAAGAATCCCTTAAAGAGAACTATGCCATCGCTAACGCGCAAATCTCCAAGCACCTTACAGCCCTGGCGAAGAACCTTAACCTTGGTTGGGTCACACTGGCCCAGATCAACAAGGACGGGGATGATTCCCGCAGGCCCACCATGAAGGATTTGGCCGCCACGGATCGGCTGGCCCAGGATGCCGCCGTGATCTTTGGGATGTGGAACAAGGGAACAGACGAGAACCAAGAGGTTTGGGGAACGGTGATGAAGAACCGGGACGATGGGTTCAAGGGCTGGCACAAACTCCTTGCCGCTGATCTTGGGACCTGCTCTTTCCGAGTTACCGAGTTCCAGACGGAGACGCGGGTGACCCGGTTCTAGGCTTGACACCCCGCCAATGCGGTTTACATTGGTTATTAGCCCAGATGGGCAAAGGAGAATGAGATGAGCCGTGATCGTTGGATCTGCACAGAATGCGGCCAGTGGTTCTACGCCGAGGAAGGCGATGACCCCGAAAGCAATATGTGCCAACGGTGTCAGAGTGGCGACACCCCCTCCAATTACATCGAAAATCATTGTAGCTGATTAGTCTCGTCCATCTGGAGGAACCATGCAGCATGTGGTTGGCCAGCGCACCGTCATTGAACTGGATTACGGCTATACCTGTGATGCTTGCAAGAAGGAAATTGACACAGAGATGGACTACCAGGAAATGTTGTCCTACCGGAACCGTGGCGGCTTCACATCCGTCTTTGGCGATGGCGTGGAAATGTCTCTGGACCTGTGCCAAGACTGCATCAAGAGACTCCTGGGTGAGTTCATCCAGTTCCACGGAAACGCATACTTCCCTGATACACCGGGTAATGACCACCTGGAGGAACCATGAGCGAAGATTTCTGCCCCACCTGCGGTCGCCCTGACGGGGCTGGTCACGATAGACGGGAGTGTT